ATATCTGTGACGATATCTGTTGTAGCAGTCTAATCTATTTTTAATAATCTAGTTGTATTGTCATAGCTTCCTTTTACAACAGTATATAAGCAATATATAGGCTATGTAGCATCAAATCCGGTTAGCTTATATGTTAATGTAATGAAAGTATTGGTTGGCTAATGTTCATAATATTTAACGCCATTTCCGCCACTTCCACAAGGAAGGTTAGTAATTGCCGTAGCCATTGCTTCAAGGTTCATCTAATCTGTTGTTCCTGCTTTTGCTCTTATCGCGTCAGCTATTGCGATTAATTTATTAGTAAGTGCCATTTTCAATTACCCCCAATGCCGTATTAATTAAAACCTACACTTGTGCTTCTGTCTGGAAGCCTTTGGCGTCTATCTCAGCCTTTGTATAAACCTCTGTAGTTGATGAAGTAGTTGTATCTACCCATAACTTTATATCTGCATCAGAAGGAACAGACGCGCCTATATATACTTCTTCGACATTAGAACCGCTGCCGCCAACGCTGCTTATAACGCCATCGACAATAGTAATTGTATTACCATCTACTTTAACGCCGCCAAGAGTAGAAGTAGAAGCTGTAGGAAGTGTGTAAGGTGCGGGAATCTTATTCTCTACCTCCTGAACTTCTGCTTTGGTTGCTAAATTAGTAGTGCTTGGAATCTCACTCTTTAAAGCATAATCCGCAAGGCTCTAATGTTCTGTTAAATAACCTGCGTCATTAGTAAAGGCAGATACATTAGTTGGAACAGTTGGAATTTCTGTTTTCTTTGCGTATCCTGCTAAACTCTAATGTTCTGTTAAATATCCTTTATCATTTTCAAATGCGCTTACCTTAGTTGGAACAGCCGGAATTACAATCCCAGCTACTTTATCATCAACATACTTTGTAGAAGCTAATCCAGTAGTAGAAGGAATTGTAGGCTTATCAACCAAATCATTATAAGAACCAGTCTTTGCTACCTGTGCCAAGTCTGCGGTTTTCGCATATCCTTCTAAACTCTAATGTTCAGTCAAATAACCTTTATCATTTTCCAATTCACTAACCTTTGTTGGGACTTCTGGAATGACGATAGCAGCAACCTTTTCATTTACATATGCTTCACTGGCTAACCCCTCTACACTTGGAATAGTAGGCTTATTAGATAAGTCGTTATAATCGCCGCTTGTAGCCACATTTGCGAAGTTAGGCTTGTTCTATATCTTACTCCAATCTACACTATCTGCTGTGCCGCCACCAGTTGCCGAAAGAACGCCGTTTGTAATAGATAAGCCACTACCTACTTTCACACCACCTAACGCCGTAGTAGACGCAACAGGCAGTTCATAGGGTTCAGGAATAGAAGGTTTATCTGATAAGTCATTGTAAGAACCAGAAGTAGCAACAGTAGATAAGTCTGCGGTTTTGGCATAATTACTTAAATCAACCTTTGCGGCTGCTCCTTCTTCAATCTCATTAATTTCAGCCGTAGTAAAGTAATCGACACCCTTTACAGGTGTTTTTCCATCTTTACCATTCGTGCCGTTTATACCATCAATACCATTTCTTCCGTCTGTTCCTTTCAGACTGGCTAACCAATCTGCTTCAGAACCTTCATAGCCTGCTTCTACTGCTAACTGGTAAGCACTCTTACCATCTTCGCCTTTAGCACCTACTTGAACCTTTTCTGCAATTTCATCTTTGATTTCAGTTATTTCGGCATCAGTAAAATAATCAACACCTTTGACTGGTGTTTTGCCGGGTTCGCCTTTTTCGCCTTTGTAATAATCAACGCCTAATCCCAATTCGGCATTAATACTTTCTTGCTCTTGGAGAACTCCATATAATTCAATCATTGTGTAATTTCCTCCCCAATTTCAAAATTAGAGATAGGAACAATAGTATAGATATTGCCGCCAAATGTAGTTAATTGAATATCATAAACATAATTTCCAGTAGTAAGAGATTTAGTATCTGCGGGAACAATATCAATTACGCCTTTGACTGCGGTTTTGCTTAATGCTACATCACTATTAGGATTTTTACGTACAGTAAGCGTAATTACATCATCATCAAATAATTGTCTTTCACTTCCGCTTGCTTCAATTACTCTTACTTTAAATGAAGCATTATCGCCTTTGGTAATATAGATTTTATTTGTTTTCTAATTTATTTTAAACACTATATAACCTCCTTCACTTTATAACGCCAAGAACAGAGCAGCGGCAATTAGCGTGAAAAGGTGGAGCATTTTCACCTACTGCCATTTCCGCAATCTTAAAACACTTGCCGTTCATCTTGCTACATATAGGACAGATTCTTTCATCGTGTGCTGATAAGATTTCATATTCATCTATACCGGCTTCAATATATTTGTTAATCGCCGCCTTATTCTATACATAACTTAATTCTGTTCTGGCTATTCTATCTGCTTTTCTATAACTAACGTCAAATGTTTCCATTAACGTTTTAACTAATTCATCTTTGCTTACGCCACGGCTAACACAGTCAATCAAGCCTTTTTCTAACGCTACTTGTAATTGTGCTTTGTTCTGCCATATGCGGTTGCTCCAGTGCTTGCCATCAGCACACCAAATGCTATTAATAACTTCCTTTGCTGTCTTTTGGTTAAATTCACCGCTAAAATTAATTGATTTTCCAACAGAAGAAGAAGTAATAGCATACATATCAAGCAATTTCTAATTAGTGATTGTGATTTCTTTGCCGCCTAACGCTTTTAATTGCTTGTTCAGGCTTTTCATAAGGCTAAAGTAGCGGTTATACTTATATAAATCACTTGCTAATAAAGTATCGTTTCCAGAAGCAACAAGAATTTCATCATAGAGTTTTTCAATATCACGGCTTACCGCCTTTAATGATTGCTGATACTGTTTCCGCAGTTCGGCTTCATATTGTGCTAATGTTCTATCATATTGTAATTCACGCTGCTTTAATTCGCGTTTCTGCCAATAATTCATTCTTCATCACTCTCGCTATTGGTATCAAAGCCATACATAGACATATTTACTTCTTTTTCCTTTTGGAGTTGCTTCACTTCGGCATCTACATCTTTAATAAATGGAAGTAAAGAAACAAGTGTCTTATCGCTTACAATACCTCTTAACTGATTAATTGCTTGTGCGGTATCAGTGATATTTTGTGGAAGGTTGCGTGTAAATACAATCTGAATATCACGCCACTTTGTTTCACCATCAGTAAGAGAAAGAATAGAACAAATCAATTCAATGCGGCGTTGCAGTGCCTTTGTCATATTCGCCACAATGTTAGAAGCAACGTTTTCAAAGCCAATCAGTTTATATTTAATAGCAACACCCGACTAACTCATAAATGTATCTTCTGTGAAATCAGGTGAATTAGAAATCTTATGAATTGTATCATTAATGTTTTTAAGCATATTCTCAATTTGAGTATCACTAACGCTTTTGGTTAAATAACTGGCTTCTGCGTCTGTATCCATCATAAGCACACGGTTTTGTTTCATGGCAACTAAATCATCTGCGTCAGCCATACAGCCTTTAAGCACTAAATAAGCATCACAGAAACTTTCAAAATCATCAACTTCACTTGATAACAGTTTGTTGTAAGCATCTTGAAGTGTCATTACCTAATCAAAAATACTTACTTCATCAGTATTAAGGCTGAATACAGTAATCGGCACTTGCTTATATACATTTGGCTTTTCTTCCAATAGTGATAAAGTAGCAAAAGCATTAGAAGATTTATATTTGCGGATGAACTCATTACCATATACTTCAATGTAATATTCATCTTGTGAATTGTTGATAGTATCAGCAATATAATAGCGAATTACATAAAGTAAATCATTGTTTAAATCATTAGAATAAACAGGAATACATTCACGACTATCTAATACTTTAAAACGCTGTTTGGCATCTTCATCAACATAATTAATTTCAAATGATTTGCCAAATATTAAAGCATTACGCAATAATTCATTATCTTCTGTTCTAACATCATTGTAATTAAGAATATCTTGAATAGCATCAATATTTGTCTAACTTAAATAAGAAATATCAATGCCGGTTATGTATCCCTGATAGTTCTAAACTATATTAAAACAATAATTAGACACAATGCGGTTGCAAGGCTTGCCTACATCTGTAGCTATTTTATTCATTATCTCTTGATTGCCTTTGTAATATTTTAAATATTTATTTAATCTTGGCTTTTCATTTAATTCAAATTTCTGAATAGTTTCAGCAATATAACTTTCAGTAAGTTCTGCTTGCTTGTCTATAATATACAATCTGAATTACCTCCTTTTATAATCCAAGTAAAGCCTTATCAAATGACTTCAACTTGGTTTTTGTGTATATATCACTATAAGCGTAGCCTAAACCATCAACTGCGTGTGAAAATTCATGTGTTGTATCCTCTGTAAGTTGTTCGGTTTTCTTATCCAATAGATAAGAGAAATTTTCAAATTCTGTTATCAGGTTTTGACAGGCGGAGCTTATAATAATTTCATGGTTCTATAAAAAACTAATTCTTGCTTTAACGCTATTCTATCCTTTAATACAAGGAACTGCGTTAAAGCCTTGTTTGCGGAAATAGTCAATACTGCGGGGTTCGGCGGCATCCATAAATATCTTTGTTTTGCCAATCTTCATTTCATTCATTGCCGCTGCTACTTCGTCTAACTGACAACCACGCTTATAAAATTCATTAAATACATATATGCGTTTGTTCTCTGCATCATATAGACTATCAATTACTGTTGTCGGGTCTACATAGCCAAAATCCGCACCTGCTCTATGTTCCAATCCAGAAGCAGCCAATGTAAGAACATCAAATTCTTCAACACGCCAATTATGGAATACAAGGTTATCAACGTTAATTCCCCAATCGCCATCACAATAAATACGTGCCTTTGCCGGATTGCGTACATACAGTTCTTCAAGCGTAGAAACATATTCTTTACTTAAAAATGGGTTATCTTTGTAAGTAGTCTATGAGAAATAGAATGACTGCGGCGGGTTTACTTCGCAGAAATCATATAACCAATGATTTTTAGATATGGGGTTAAACGCCATTATTATTTGCTGGTTCGGGTTTGTCCCACGCATACGCAAGTTTAACTGTTCTACTATGCTTTTAGGCACTTCATAAACTTCTTCAATAAAAATAGTGCCGATATTGGTTAAAGATAATAGTTTTGTTTCTTCATCCAATCCCATAAAAATTATCTCGCTGCCGTTAGGAAACTTAATATTGAAGTCTGTTTCCCTAATCTTCACAAAAGGGATTAACTTCCACTTCGTCAACACTTCCTTAAAAAGTGCAAAACAGGTATTGCGGATTGTCGTTCCATAGCGGCGGCATACCAACACTTTAATTTTCTCATTAATACATCTAACTATAATCTTCTATGTAATAAAATAGCTCTTGCCGCTACCCGCACTTCCCTTATATACTTCAAACCTTTTGGAATAATCCAATAGTAGAGGAAACAGAGTAGGCGAAAACAGGCTTTTCTTTATATTAAGTTCTATTTGCGGCATTACTGCTAATTATTCTTCTTTTTAATGTTGTTTTCGCGTGTAAAATAGAACACGATAATTATAGAGAACATATTAATGAAATCGCTTGCCACAATCACGCCTGTTAAGGCAAGCACCGCGAAGCAGATAACCATAACAAGGCTAACTATGCTTTTAACATCAACTAATTTTGCTAATTTTTCTTTTAGTAAATCCATCTCAATTACTCCTCTATATTAATTTTTATTACTGTCTCTACATTTGCATTAATATTTTGATTTTGTAAAGACATTTGTTTTTGTAATAAATCAAGTGCTTTCAACTGTGCTTTTGCATCATATTCCTTATCGCCTTTTTCAGCAAATGCGATATCAGCAAGTTTATTTGCTATACGCTCAGGGGTTATCATTGCACGTTCAAATGCTTCCTTTTGGAGCTATGCTATATAGTCCTTTACACGCTGCCTTTTTAACACTTGGCTTCCATTGCTTCTTGCAGTATCAAGGTTTGAAGTATTGTATGCTTTTAGATACGCCTTTTTAATATCATAGCATTCTACATAGGCTTCACAGAATGCTCTTTCTTTTGGGGTTAATTCATCATTATGTGGTGCTGGCATCATCTTTCACTTCCTATCTTATAGGACATTGCACCAATTAACATTCCAAGAGTGAAGATAATCACACCTGTAATCATACCTAATATCATTGTGCATCCTCCTATTCAAATTTTTCTAGTGCCTAATCAATCATTGCCAAATTATATATCAATAAAATAAATTCTTCGCTCATCATTATTTTTTACCTCCATAACTATAATTCTTGTTAGCTCTATAGAGCAAATTTTTAATTGTATGAGTATTTGTAAGAGAATTATTTTTTTCGGCTCCAAAAGCCAAACTAAATAAATCAATCTTGCCATTCATGTTTAATGCAGCTATATTTGCGTGCTAAATCAGTTCTAAATACATATACCTTAGATATTTTGTTATCCAAGTTATCATTGAAAATTTTTACTTCCCCGTGTTCCTCCAAAAGAGAACAAGTAAGTGGGAAGTCTAATATGTAGCCGTGCCGTTTTACCATATCATAAATACATACATAATCAGCCTTACACTTGAATAACCATCCTGTGCTTACATAATCGCCACGCTACGCTCCTGCTTCAAAAAAGAAATTACACGTTTTATTTATGCGGTAATCGGCTTTAACTTCAAGGCTTGCGGTTTTGCCATTTTTCTTTATCAAGAAATCTATATCAATTTTTTGGTAATCAGGCACTTCGGCAACATCAAGCACTTCTATACCTTGCTATTGAAGATGTTGCTTAACTATACGTTCGGCATCTTTGCCTTTGATTTTTTGCTATTGGAAATTATTCATATTAATTAATCACTCCTTCTTATGGTTATAAAAAAGACAGTAATGAAATTAATCATTACTGTCCTGTTCTTGTAATATTTCTGATAGTGTTATTGTGCGTGCTTTTTCATTGATTGTGTAATTGTGCCAGTTGTTATAAATGGGATATTGGATGTTGAGCGGCGGCTTTAGCTTGTTTATGTAGTAGGCTTCTTTATTACCTAATTCATTGCTGTCTTTGTATGTGCGTTTTGAATAACATATTACATCAAATCCAATAGGAAGATTAGAAGATAAGGCTTGCTATAGGATTATGTATTTGTGCGGAAGGTGCGTGCCGTGCTTGATTTCTGAAATGTGTTCTGCTATGCGTTTTAACATATTGGTGCTTTTGCCAACATAGACAATGATGTTGTTGATTTTAATGGCGTAAATGCCGGGGTGTTTGTATTTGTTTATTTTGTCTATGTCGGCGGCAAGGGTGACATATTCGGCATCTATTATTGATTTAGATACCATTAATAGCTTTTTACCTTTTGGCACGCAATACAGAATTTTACTTTATCGGCATCATCAAAAGAAGATTTAGGCGTTCCAGAAGCAATGATAGTAGTTATCCATTGTTTGCCGTCTGCGGTTAAGGCATCACTGTTATAGCACCAATAGTAAGAGTAAGGAGGAATATCAGGTTCGTCAGTGTATTCATAAAGTTTGCCTTGCTTCATTACTGCATCATATACGGCGTTAAAGGTTGCTTCGCTTACTGTTATTGAATTAGGGGTGCGGGAACGGCGGCTAATTTCTTTGGCAAATTTACTTTCATCTAATTTATTGTAGTATTGAAGAAGGGTGTCTACATTAGTTTTAAATTCTGGTTTGCGGAATAAGGCAAATCCCCATTTGCACCAATCGTCATAACTGGCTTTTGATAAGGCTAAATAAATCCATTCTTTAGTAAGGTTCATCTATTCTTGAATGGCTTCTAATTCTACTTGCTTATCAAGGGGTAAATCTTCAAAATGGAAGCCTACATTCATCTTTAAAAATTTTTCTTTATTAGTCATTGTTTATGTCCTCCTTAAAAATCTAACTTGTTATCTTTTGGATTAATACCACCATCACCACAAAGGGAAGAGGAAGTGCAAAGTGGCGTACTTGCGTTAGCAAGTAGCGAATTACATTCTTTATTGTTATTGTTATTGTTATTGTTATTATCATTGACAGTATCATTGACAGTATAATTTTCATTAAGGTTTTTTCGGTTTTTTCGCTCTTTAGAATACTCTGGATTGCTTGTATCATATTGTTTTAACTTGTTTTCTACTGTCTTTACTGAACATCCCATATAGGCGGCAATTTGATTATTAGTCATTCCTTGTTCTCTATATTTTACCATATCCATCATAGGAAATTTAACAGGTCTTCCACCTTTACTGCCATTTTCTTTAGCTGCTTCATATCTTGTTTTAGCGGCAGAAATAGAAGTGGCGGCTTGTTCAAATCCATACAACCATACATCACTTTCTTCTTCTGGTATAACACCATATAAGCCATATTCTATTATTGCACGAAGTAATTCTAGTTCTTCTTCTTTTTTGTTTCTTTTATGAAGTGCATTTGCCTATTTATATACACTCTCATAAAATACAAAACTGCTTTTGTTATCAATAATATTTTCCATCATTATTTTTCCTCCTAATTATTAAGTTCTTTAATTATGATTTTATTTACCAGTTTTGATACTGTTATTTCTTGTTCTCTCGCCATCTTATATATTTTTTCTTTTTCTTCTGGCGATACTCTAATTGATATAATTTCTGTTTTGATTGCCATATCATTTCCTCCCGATTTAGTTTACGTTTACACACTCCTCAATAAAAAAGCTGGTAGGTGGCTGAAACCTACCAACTTTTTAACTAATTTTTTTAAGGAGTGAAAAAAATAGTGGTTAATACCTTATTTAAAACTCGTATCCGTAAGAAGAATAACCTAATGCTTTTAAATTTCTTCTATCTTACATCTATATATAAAAAATACTGTTATAGTATTTATTACTGTTGTCCTGCTGAATTTGTGAATTTTTAATGAACACATCATAAGACTAAGGCGGGTTAAGTGTAGGAATAAAAACCCGATTTATTTAATTTGATAAAAAGGAACCTTAACCCGCCAAATCCCATTGATAATTAATTAATACTAACACTAAATACAGCATAATAGCATTTTAAGGGTTCGCGGCAAACTCTAAGTATCGTGAGAATAATACTTTGTATATTTAAATACGGTTCGCTATCCTTATCTTGCTATATATATTATAAAATATATTTTTTCTGCTATAATCATTTTTGTTCCAAGGGAAATCAACTATGCTAATCAGCAAGCCAACTTCACAATAATCAGCCAAGCAAAGTTGAAAACCCATTGAAAACACAAGGAAAATTTGCTAGTGTGGCTCAGTCGGTAGAGCAGCTGATTCGTAAAAACCCTAGCAGATTTGGCATTTGAGATAAGCCAGCCAAGCCTTTGTTTTCAAGGGTTTGGCGATTTTTTTACCCCTTATGTGCGTGGCTGATTATGTTGCGAGAGAATGAAAATAAACCACTCAACTTTTGCACGGCTGATTATAAGGGTTGATTTCTCCTATGGGATAATGTAATATATTTCTAGGAGGTTGAAAGCCAAATGAAAAGGAAAATAGTGGAAAGAAATGCCTGCATTACCCTTGATGAAGCCTTTACTGAGTTTATCCAACAGAAAGAAGCAATGGGTTTAGCCAAAGACACTATCCGCAACTACAACTTATCCTATCATATCTTCTATACCTATAATGAGTTTGATAACAAAACAGAAGTCTCCGCAATCACCACTAACATTATTAATAAGTGGATTAACCATATGAGGAAAGAAGAAATTGCTCCTTCCTCTATGAACCATTATCTACGGGATATTCGTGCTTTTGTTAATTTCTGCATAAAGCGTGAATACCTTGATACGCCTGTTGAAATACCGCAGTTAAAGCAGCAAGAGGAATTGCCAAAGTTTTATAGCGAAGAAGATATAGAGAAACTGCTAAAAAAACCAGAAGTCAATGATACCTTTGTTGAGTGGCGTATGTGGTGTATTGTCAATTTTATTCTTGCTACTGGTGCTAGAGCGGCAACAGTTCGTAATGTGCGGGTAGCCGATATAAACTTTGACGATAGAACAGTTAATTTAAGTAATCACACTAAAAATAATGAAGCATTAACTGTTCCTCTTTCTGACGCTCTAGGAAATGCGGTTAGGGAATATACCCGCAAATGGAAAATTAAAGACTATTTATTCCCTTCTATTGAAGATATACAATTATCTGATAGTGCTTTGCGTAGCGGTTATGTTCGCTATTGCAAAGCAAGAGAAGTAGAACAAACCAATATACACGGCTTGCGACATTCATTTGCTCGCACTTGGATTATTAATGGCGGTAGTGCATTTAAATTACAGCGTATTATGGGACATAAAAACATTTCTATGACTAACCGTTATGTTAAATTATTCTCGCAAGACTTAAAAACCGATTATGAAAATTATTCGGCACTTGATGTTGTTAAGAAGAAGTCTAAAAGAACCAGTCAATTCAAAAAGGGGAGGTAATAATACCTCCCCTTCTTTTTTATTTCTCTAAATTATCTATTTCTTCTTTAATAATCTTTATATCACTTTCGGCGTGATACATTCTATCTATTAATTTGTTGTGCTTGTTTACCTTTTGCTCCAACTAATCAACTCTATATATGATTAGTGCCGTAGTTTTCTTATTGACAAAATAAACACTTGCCAATGTGCCTATTAAGCCTATTACCGCCACAATAATTGTTTCCATTTTTTATTCTCCTTTTGGATTTATTCAATAAATTCTATAAACTCCACTAACTCCATCAAATCCATAGCAGACATATTGACATTCTCTTTCAAACTTACTTTTACCTTTTGGAAATCCGCAAGTTCAACTTCTGTTTTAAGCAATGCTTCAAGTTCTTTATCTTGATTATCTGCTAATTTGCTAATCTTTTCGCGGTTATCATCAAAATAACCTAAATGCTCATTCATTATCTTAATAAGTTTATAGGTTTCATAGGCTGTTTTTAATGATAAATCCTAATTCGCCATCTTTCTTAATGCTGATACAGAATTAACAATTCTGCCTAATGTAGTTTTCATAATTATAATCTCCTTGTTTGTTTTTATGCGTGTGTTGCTTTTCTGCCGTTTATAGCAAGTTCGCCAGAGCTATAGCAACTTAGTTTAACTGTGTTATAACCTGATTTCAAATAGATATTATAAGCATAAACATTATTCCAATAGTAAGAAGATGAACCTAAATCATAAGTAGCATTTTTAGAAGGGGTGATTGTTGTATAGCTACCAAAGCTACTAGAACCGCCTATTGTTGTTGTGCCAACTTTTATAGTGCTTGAGCTACCAGCTGTAATGTAGCACGTTGAAGATAAATAAATCTTTGAAATATAAGCATATCCCCAATAATTAGAAGAACCGCCTAATGAATATGATGAAGTTAAAGGTTTTAATATTGTGCCTGAAAGTGTGACAGTGTTTGTTCCATCTTTAAGTTCCTTAACGCCTGCCGTTGAAGTGCCTGTTGTGATTTTAACACCATTGACAAGGAAATTCTTACTGGCATCCATACTTATATAGCCTCCGCCGCCACCAAGATATATTTTATCTATATATGCTTCTTTAAATCCCTAACTACTGCTAATTCCAAGTTTCCAAGTGCCATCAGTAGAGATTTGTTTGTTTGCTACATTAATCGTCATAACTGAACTACCAACAGAACTAAAGTATATCGAACCTGTTCTAAACCATACATAGTCAACATTTTTCACGGAACTATCGCCGCCAATATACATATAACTACCCGCACTTGTAATAATCATTTTATTATCCGCATTATATACATTTCTTACTTTTAATGACGTTAAATCAACTCTATCTGCGGAAATAGTGCCTGTTGTAATTCTACTGCCGTCAATCGTAGTAGTGCCACCACTCTTTAAAGAATTGATTGTGACATAGCCTGATAAATCAATCTTTTCTGCGGTTAAGGTTGCCATTCTATCGGTAATGGTAAAGTTGCTTGAACTTGTGCCACTCTTGATAACCCAATCAATCTTACTTGCCGTTTGAGATATAGAAGAAATATTTCCTTCTGCGGTTGTTATTCTTGTGCTAAAACTGTTTGCCGTTTGTTTGGCTTCACTGGCTGTTGTAGCCGCACCATTCGCCGTATTTTCTACTGCGGTAATTTTAGTGCTAAAGCTATTTGCGGTTTGCTGTGCTTCACTGGCAGCGGTTTTAGCACCATTGGCTGTTTCCTCTACACTTTCAACCTTTGTCGTGATACTATTTACGTTTTGCTCTATAGTGCTTTGCTTTGTCTTTAAGGTTTTGACTTCGCCATCAAGATTATTGAGTGTTGTTTGAACGCTACTTACCGTAGAAGTTAAGCCATTTGCCGTTTGCTATACTTCACTTACATTTGTTGTTAAAGTCGCTATTTGTTCTGTAATATTACCTTGTTCATCAGTAATAGTTTTCATAGAACCTTTAACTTCTTTAAGTGTTGATTTCGTTTCATCTACGGTTCTAATCAATTCATTTGTCTTATTGTTTAATGCCGTAATTGCACTATTTACTTCTGTCTTTTGGGTATCTCTGCGTTTGTTGCCGATACACTCAAATTCACATCCAGAAGATTTAATAGATTTCTTCATAATGTAGCAAGTCTTACCATTTACTTTAATAATATCGCCGCAATTAATACCAAAGTCTTTATAAGTGCTGAATTTCATAGGCGTATATTTAATTGTCTTTAATTCATCCAATAGTTGAGAAGTAATAGAAGTAATGGTTGATTGTTTTTCACTTGTAAATAATAATGGATTTTCAGTAATAATATAGGCGTTTGTGCCTGTTCCGGCAATATAACCTATATCATCAAATGTGCTCTATATCTACACTTTGTCTATTGGTTCAATTTCATAATCAGAAATTGTAAGTTTAATATATTTGCTATTATCTATTGTAGTAGTTGAAGCCGTATAGTGCTTATATGTAATATCAACCTAGCCAGAAGTATCAGCAAAGAAATTAACATTAGCTATTTGTGCGATATACTATAAAATCTGCCGATAAGTGACATTGCTTGTCATAAAGTTATTATAGACAGTGTAATTTCCTCTATAAGTATTAGTAAGTGCCGTAATACTTAAACCTAACTTATTTCCCATACTACTAACCATTTGGATTAAAGTAATAGGATAAGAAAGAGTTGATACCCAACTATCGGCAACTGCATCTAATTTACTGATACAATCATAGGCGGTTAAGGTTGCCTTATTGCCACTTTTAGAAATATCTTTGATATAGTATGTGCCTTTGTAAGCATAATCGGCTTCACCGCTCATCTAGCAATACCAATCAAACGCCTAATCAATATAAGTTTCTGCTTCGCCATTCGCATTATCTATAGTGAATTTAATTGAAGCAGAAGCAACAACGCCATACACAAAATCATTTTCATTATTGATTTCCTACTGGAATGTGATACCGCCATATAAGTTAGCATCCAACAGTGTAAGATTAAGCGTATTACAAGTTAATTTATTTTTCAAGCCGTTTCACCGCCTATTTCTTCTGCTTTGAAACTAACACCACTCCACAAGCCATTAAGCAGAACGCCATTAAACAAGGTGCTGTTTGTGCTTTTGGTATGTGCCTATATCGTCTTTTCTCCCTCAATCGCGTCATAGTAGGTTAGATTATAAGTTTTACCTGCAACGGCGTTTAAAACGGCTGCTACAACGTCCTGCGTAGTTGTTGGAAGTGTAATAGTAATTGTTCTTTTTCTATTATATACATAGTTGTAATGATAAACACCATCATCTGTCATGCCGCTATCATCGGCTTCTAATCCAGCAATAGCAACTTTACAACTTTTTACGTCATATTCAGTATTACCAATTTTAATTTTACCTTTTGTTAGTGCCATTGTCGCACCTCCTTAAAATAAGAGGGGTAAATTAATACCCCTCCTGTTATACTAATAATGGTTTGCCTGTTCTACGTCTATATTCATTATTGCCTCTTGCGGCGGCATTAGCAATCACATCATCACCAATAGACAAAGAAGTATCTTTATCTTCGATTGCCTGAATTAATTGCTGTGTTGTCTGAATAAGCGTAGAAATAATATCAGAATTGCCGTTTCTAAAGGCGGTTTCCAATTTGTTTTGGCTATCAATTTCTAATCCAGTAGCATCAGTTAATGTAGGCGTAATTGAAGCACGCAATCTTACATTGCTTAACCCCATATCACTTTCTACTTCTGGAACTTCAAGATTAGGATTAAAGGCAGCTTCAACAGCTGTTCCCATATCTTTAACTGCATCAGTAGCATATTTGATGTTATCGGTAATGCCTTTACTTAAACCCATTGCTAAGTATTTACCATCTTCGGCGGTTAATTTTGAAGGTGAAGCAATACCAAAGAAACCCTTGATAGCACTCATTACATCATCTACCCAACCGCTGATTTTATCTTTAAGCCATCCTGCGGCGTCTTTAATGCCTTGCCACAAGCCTTTAACCAGATTTAAACCTGCTTCTGCCATATTTTCAAAGCCATCATTGATTGCTCCCAATATAGAACTAAGGATTTCAGCAACAGCTTTTAATATCTCAATTAAAATTTTAGGTAAGTTTTCAACCAAAGCGACAAATAGCTTTACACCACATTCAATAATTTCTGGTAAATGCTCTAAAATTGCTTGAATAATACCATTAATTAAATCAGGAAGTGCTGCGGCTATTCCGGCAATAATATCCCCGATATTTTGAATTAAAGCAATAAATAACTATATACCACATTCAATAATTTTCGGAAGTAGTGTTAGTATTCCGTCTATAATACCATCAATCAGTTCTGGAAGTGCTTCACTAATTGCTTCAATAATATCAGGCAATGCTTCTATTAATGCTGTCATTAATTGAATATAAGCATCAATTAGCATTGGGATTGCTTCAATGATGAAGTTAATAATTCCCTCTATTAGTTGCGGTAATGCTTCGATTATTTGCGGAAGTGCCTAAATCAATGCTTCATTGAATGATAACACAAGTGTTAAGAACGCCTGTAAAAACTGCGGTAAATTATCTATGATTGCTTGAACCATTGTAATTAACCCATCAACAATAGATTGTGTAATTGTTGGAAGATTCTATGCCACTACATCAATTATCTAATTGAAACATAATACCACTGCTTCTATTAGTGTTGGCAAGTTCTCTGTTATACCTTCAATAATTTGATTTAATCCTTCAAGAATCGCTTCAATGATTGTTGGAAGATTTTCAGCCAATGCTTCAATCAACTACATTAAAATATCGACTGCGGCATCAATTAATGTAGGCAACAGTTCAGGCAGAACCGCAATAATACTATCTACAATACTCATTACAGCGTTTATGAACTCTGGAAGGATTGTATTTAATAGGTTCGGCAACGCTTCTACAATTACTGGTGCTAAACCGCTTATCAGTTTGCCGACACCTTTTAAAGCAATCTCTATTCTTGGTAAAATGTTTTCTCCAAAAGTAGAAACACTCTCAACAAGATTATTAATCAATGTATCAAAGTCTGCGTTTTCATCGGCAATGCCAACAAGCATATTCTGCCACGCTGCTTTCATTGCTGCGGCACTACCTTGAATAGTTGTGCTTGCTTCTTTGGCTGTCGTGCCTGTTATGTCTAATTCCTCTTGGATAACGTGAATAGCTGAATATACGTCATTAAGATTAGAAATGTCATAGTGAATACCACTTAATTTTTCAGCATCTTCAAGCAGACGCTCCATTTCCTACTTCGTTCCGCCATAGCCTAATTTTAAGTTATCCAACATTGTATAATTTTGTTTTGCGAAACCCTGATAAGCGTTCTAAATGCTTTCCATAGATGTTCCCATCTTATTAGCATTATCAGCCATATCAGTTATAGCCATATCTGCTATTCGTGCCGCTTCTTCTGTATCGCCGCCAACGCTCTATAACAGACTGGCAGAAAAACCCGTGACTGTTTCCATATAATCATTAGCCGACAATCCAGCAGTCTAAAATGCGTTAGCCGCATATTCCTAAACAATTCCCGCACTATCTTTAAATAGCGTTTCTACACCGCCTACAAGTTGTTCATAGTCTGCATAACTTTCAACGGCTGATTTCGTTATAGCGGCTGCGGCTGTTGCTCCTGCGGCTACGGCAGCGGCACTAAATTTACCTACGGCTGAAACCGCAGAACTCATAGCATTTTTTAAACCGGAAGTTTCGCCTGTTATCTTTACTACCAATTCTTCTAATGTCATTGGCTGTTAAACCTCCTTCTGATTATGCTTTTCCGCATAATCAAGCATCTATTCTTTATAATATATCCAACTATTATCTATTGTATCTTTTGGAAGTTCTTCTTCAAATACATCTGGATATAATTCCTATAAAGTAGGCGGTTGTTTGCCGTTATTCGCTCTATTCGTAAAGATTGAAGTTAATAGTGCTATCTAATAATTATCGTGTAATCTTTCTTTCATCTTCTACTCTTGGTTTTCTCTATATGTGTTGATTAAATCAACTATTTCGCCATATGTATAATTCCAAAAGTCAAAGATGTTAATATCACATTTAAGTGCCGCTTCGTATAATGTATTAAATAGTTCCATAAAAGTTAAAGGCGAAGAAGAATTACTTACTTCGCCTGTTGAGCGTTTTTTGAGTTATCAATCTCTTTGAAGAAACCGCTTACTTTAAAAATTTCAACGATAATAGGAATAAGTTCAATCAAGGTATTACCTTCATCGACAAATTCATCATAAATAGCATAAGTATCATCAAGTGAAATATTATGCTCTAATGCTTGTAGGCTTGCGTGAAGTATCATAATAATATCTTCCACTTTTGGAAGTTCATTAGACTTCTGTATTTCAGTAAAAACGTTAAGTGGGTTCTAACCCATTCTACGTTCCAAATCAACACAAGCCTTTGCCGTTAAACGGCATTTATATTCTTTATCACCAACATTAAGAACCGTATATAACATAATCATAATCTCCTTTATAATAAAAAATAGGGGATGTTTAAAACATCCCCTTTAAATTCAAGATGGATTAGTGACTTCGATTTCACTATTAAGAGCGATATTAGCAGTAAAAGTAAGAGCAGCGTTCACAGAAGCAGCGTCTAAAGAACAACTAACTTCGCCAGTAAATCCAAAAGTGGTGTTATCAGGGAATGTAATCTTAAAATGATTAACGCCAGTCAATCCTTTTAACACACGGTAATTAGAAGTTTCAGAACTGTTATCATAGAGGAACTTAAACGCCAAATCACCATAATCAACTAAACCATTAATGTATTTCTTATTCGCATCAGCAAGGCAAGTCACATCAACTTTTTCAGGAGTGCCGCCAAGAGAAGGAATTTCCTATAAGTTGCTAACTTCGATATAAGCAGTGCCATTAGCACTATATTCAAACTTAATACCCTTTGAAAGTAATCCTTGTGCCATATTCAAAAATCTCCTTTATTATATCTTTTCATAACCTATTGCTTCATATCTCATAATGATTTCTAATTGAGATATTCCAACAGACAACTCATTAATAGAAGTTCTCTTGAACCCCTACTTTCTCATTACATCGTCAATCGCAACGGCTTTAGGCATCAATGCAGCAAGGCTATTACCCCATAATTTTATATTATAGGATAATCGGCTATAAAATAAATTATCTCCTTCGGCTTCTGCTACATTGTTATTTTCAATAAATGTAATACAAGGAGTTTCAGTAGAACTATCTACAAATAATTCATAATAGACAGGTAAGCCAACTTTTTCTAACTCTTGTTTTAAGGTTGGTTTATAATCAATCATAAATTTTGAACTCCCTTCTTCAATTCTTCTCTAAACAACTGGATAATCTCTTTGCGGTTTTCATCTAATGCCGGATTTAAAAATGGCTGCGGCTTCTAGCCTACTGTGCTATGCCAATGTCCTTCGGCATCTTGATAACTCCATTTGTCTTGTCTGCCTGTTCCTTCACTTGAAAAAATGCCTGTGCCTATTTCAACATAAGGTGCGTATTCAGTATTAGTGCCTACAACGGCTTCTGTTCCCTCTACTTCATGTGTAATAGAGTTTCTCAACTAACCCTTATCAACAGGACACTTCTTTTTAGCATCATTTTCAACCAAGATACAAGCCTTATTAAGAACTTCGTCTAAATCAATGTTATCCAGCTTTTCTAATTTCTTTAATAATCTATCTAAATTTTCTATTTGAGCCATTATTACACCTTCTTCATCAGAACTTGGTGTAATCTTCCAGAAGGAATAACATAAAGCACATCATAAGTAGTGCCATTCACAATAATCTGGTTTTCATCGGTAATTGAAGCATCATATGTTAAGCCGATATTCGTTATATCACAATAACGCACATCAGAAACATTTGTCTGCGAATAAATCTTTACAACCATATCTACTGTTCTTGTGGTGCTACCTAATTTGCGTTTTTCGCCATAGGCATCAGTTCCAGTAGCGAAGGAAACTACTGAAACCGGCTATAATTCGCGGTTAAAAGTCATAAGGTAATTAATTTCCTTTTTGCCTTTAACGCACGAACTATAGGTTCTGGATAGTCTGCGGAATAAGCAAAACTTACTCCGCTATATCCTTCACTATCCAAACCTTCTGTGCCAAGGCGATTATAATTATATACACACATTCTTAAAATGATGGTGCTTAATTCATCTACGCAATCTAAATGCGTATATGCCATTGCTTCTTCTCTGGCTTGTTCAATAAGAAAAGTTAGTAAATCGTCTTTCGTGTTATCATTAATGTTTAACAACATCTTTAAGTTCTCTAACATAATTTACTAACCTCCTGTTGGATTAATCAAGCAGTTGCTTCGCTAATCTTACAAATCTTGGTAGCGTCAGCAAGAGCGACAAGGTAAGTGGCACGAAGATAAACGCTGTTCTTACGGGTATCAGGGTTTCTATCTGGTTCAACTTCAACATCTTTCTTGATGAAAAGTTTAACAGCTTCCTTAGTCATAACAAAAGCCTTGTCAGTAAGAGCCTTAGTAGCGATAACAGGAATGCCGCAGATAGTGCCAACCTAGCCATTGTAAATAACTTGTCCCATCATAGCAGACTTGTAATCTGCATCCTTGCGGAGTGCTGCCTTCCACTTGTTAGGGATAAGAATAAAGAGCTGGCTTTCATCTTCAAAATTAAGAGTGCTGATAGCATCAACAATAGTATCATAGTTGAGTGCTCCACCCTTTGCGAAGGTAACGCCAAGGGTAACGCCAGAGCCGGTAATAGCACCAACAAAATCAGAAGTCATCTTGTTAGTCATAACCTGAACTGCACCCTTCATCATACCATCAATAATGTATGGGTCTTTCATAGTTTCTTCATCAGTGTAATCATAAGCCTGCTGGCAGAGTTTAACACGGTAATCATTGCCGACATAGGAAATAGTGCCACGCTTTGAAGCAGTATTGCCAACGCCGTTAGCCAGTTCTTCGGCTTCGCCAGTGTAAGTATAAGTGTTGATAGTCTTAACCATACCAGCACTTTCAGCCAGTTCATTATCAATCGTCATAAGAGAACGAGTGTTAATAGAAGTGGTAAGTAAATCTTTCGCAGTGCTTTCAAGCACTTTATTATCAAAGACAGTGTTTGCCATAATAAATATCTCCTTTAGTTAAATAATTGATTATATAAATTAGGATTATTTGTTAAGAGATTTTGTCTTTCAATAATAGTCATTTTCTTTGCCTTTTCCTTTGTGATTGTTTCATCAGGCGGCAAATTCTTCTTTGGTGCGGAACTGCCTAAACGCTTTTCAACCTCTCTCTTTACGCTATCTTTAAAAGCCTTATCCAAAAGGCGAATGTTAGAGTTCATAGTTTCAGCATCTTCCGCAATGACAAAATCAACTAAATCTAATGATAATCCTTTATCAGCAAGTATCTTACTTGCTTCATTTTTATTTTCTGCTAGAGCAAGTGCCTTTTCTTTTTCGGCAATAGCCTTTTCACGTTGCTCTAACTCATATTGAAATTTTTCACTTTCATTCATCTACGCAAGTTTCTATGCTTCTTTAATTTTGGCTTCATTGTTTTTAGCCTGTTTCTTTAATGCCGAAGTAATACGTCTATCTACTTCTGATTGAAGCATCTTGTCAACTTCTTCTTGCGTATAAGTCTTTGTTTCAGTTCCAGTAGTAGAAGTATCTGTAGTTGTATCTACGCCTGTGTTCTGATTGTTTAAATTTCCATCCATAATAATTAACCTCCTAAGTTATTGCGATTGCCGCAATCCCTTTTCATAAATTATATAAATTAAGTTTGGCTTTTCAGCCACCCTTCACATAGATATAAAAAACAGAACAGAGCATTTTAACTACTCTGTCCTGTCTTTGAAAAATTATTTTTCGTTTTCTTCTGGCTTTGGTTGCTTATCCTGAATTGCCAGCATAACTAAGTATCTACCCATTGACAAGCCTAGGCTTTCTGCCTTTTCTTGTATCATCCGCTTTTCATCTTCGGTAAGTCTGATTTGAAATACTGCCGTCTTTGTAGCCATTACTGAACCTCTTTACTATCAAGATAGCAGCTATCAGGACACAAATCTATTTTGTTATCCCATACAACATTACTATCTATATTGGGGTTCTTATCCCAAGCCACACAGCCGCAATCATCAATATAAACGCGCTTAAACACTTCCATAGGCTTCAATGCCGCAAACACACCATCAAGCGGCTTAACATCATATAAGCGCTTCTCGCCGTTATCATACTCCAATAGCAAAGTATAATCACTGTTCGGCTTAACGCCTACAAGCTTTTTCCTGCCGCTATTGAAGTATTCCTTTACTCTTGGTTCTAGTATCATAATAAATCCTCCTGTGCGGATAGAGCCGTTTATTTCAACGGCTCTATCTGGAACAAGTCTTGCTTCTGCTCTGCCAGCTTCCAGTTATCCATTAATTCATCTTGATGAAGGACTGTCCAGCCTAAAAGCAGCTTTAACTGTTTGCTTGGAATGCTACCTTCAAGAACTTCTGCATCATTAATTCCAATTACTACTTCTTCGCCGCCATACTTTGCGTGAAAATGCGGCGGTTGGTGTTCTCGCCAGTTCATATAGATTTTGATACCACGGAAAATACAGATTGTAGGCATATAAGCAACCTCCTTAATTACAATCCTATTATAGCAGATTGTAATTACAGTGTCAATACCTTTTTGAAATTATTCTAACGGTTTATCAACTTCGACATAGTTTTCAATAGTGTCATTACCGCCAACAAAAAGCGTTTTTATATACAGGTGTTCTTGTTCTATTGGATTTCCATTTTCATCATATATATAACGTGCTTCTTTCCAATCGAACACTTTACCTTCACTAGCATCATAACGGGTTAAGGAATTATTCTGATTCATAACTACACCCCTTACTATAATCTATCTTCTAGTTTATTGATTGCAGAACGCCATTCTTCGCGCTGTGCCTTTACTTCTGCATATTCTTCATCAGTAAGCAAACCTTCGCTATATTTGATTGCTTTATAATCTGTATCAAACAGTTTTTTCTTTAATTCGCTAATTTCCCTATTAATAGCTTGTATATCATCCTTATGTAATTCTTCTACTGTTGGAGTTCTGCGCTTGATTGTGAATTTACCATTTACAACAGCATAATAAGAATACTTATCAGGCAATGGCTATTTGCGCTCCTGCTCTGTTATCTCAATATAGGGTTTTGTATCTTTACCGAAGGAGATAACTTTTCCTGTTTCTTGATTATAATTTACTTTAATCATCGTATTACCTCCTATTAGGTTTTATAGAGAATGAAAAAAATAACACAATTTGAAGCAACAATAGTTGTGCCATTATATGTAATAGAAGGATGGCTTATTGTGTCATCAGCGTCTAAACGTATCTCTACACTATTCCAACCTGTTCCTAATGTTTGTCCAACTCCAAAATTGAAATCACCAATAAAATTCAAATATGATTGATGTTTCATACTACTACTATCTTGCCAATATAAAACCATTTCTTTAGCATTATATAAATTACTTTCTGATGAAGAGGTTGTGGTTTGCCAATCTCCGCCACCACCACCAGAGATATATTGACTCCAATTATCACTTGTGATAATATCACCACTTAACGCCGAACTATTCCCAACTAAATAATAAGACATAAATAAGGTGAATTTATCACTTGTAATATTTCCATTACTATCAAGAGTTATAGTATAAACCAATACTTGGTTAGATGTTGCTCCATTAGTATTTATAACGACAAATCCCCATTTTGAACCAAGGCTCATTGTTCTGACAACGGTTAAACGATCAATAGTCATATGGATATTTTTATTTGAATACACTTCTTTTAAATGAAGCTTATCTTCATCCGTAAATGTCTCACTGGACATAAATGCATAACCACTAACACCGCCACCAGAACCGCCAGAAGGAGTAAATGCAACTTCTGTATCGT